CTCGCGCAGCTCGCCCGCAGATCTACCCGACACAACCAGGCCCGGCTGAATGAACACTCATTCAGTCAATAATCGGGTGCCTGGTTATGGCCAGGGGCACCGGCTCTCGAGAACCCTGCGAGACAAGGCGAGACACCGCGAGACAGGGCACCCCATATAACGTGTTTGACGTACACATGAATTACGTGTACAACCGACTCATTCTTTCTCACAACGGAGTTACTCATGAACGATATCACCACCATCACCTGGAATGAGGGCGACAAGAAGTTCTCGCTGGTTATCGACCAGACCAACAGGACAGTCACCTACCACGAGGGCGGGAAGCTCGCCTATCAGAGCGATGACAGGCCCACGGTCACCAAGTTTGAGGAGGGCCTCGAGCCTCTGCTGTCAGTGCTGTTCCGCCACCATCACAATGAGCTGTTCGGCACCAACGTGGGTGCTGGCGATAACAACCCCTCCTGGGCGTTCGCCGCTGCCGTGGCTGCTGTGAGGCAAGAGATGGGGGAGGGATTATGAACTCACTCGACATCGTGTGTCGGAAGAAGAGAGGATGGCGAGGGACTGCTGCCGAGGTCGCAGTCATTGACCTCCAGCCTGAGCATGTCCTGGGCGAGGACCGTTCCGCTGACGTTGCTCATGTGGTCTATAACCTGAACCCTGACAGGTTGCTGGAGCCGGCCTCTGACTGGCCTTGCTCGTGCGTGAAGGGGAAGCCCTGCTACATCGCCCAGTACATGACTGGTGGTGGCACCGCTGAGTACGACGAGGGCTTGTGGGTCATCAACCCTGACGCCTTCGCTAGGTGGCTACGAGATGTGGTTATAGATCACCCCGACTGGGAGGATTGCTTCGACGTCGATGACGATCCACCCGTCAGTGACTTGCAGTTGTTCGGAAAGCTATCAGGAACTACGCGCCGAGGAGGTGACCCATGGAGAGTTTAGTCGGATTAATCAACGAGGTTCGCAACGGTCTGCTGCCTGACTGGGCGGCTCTTAGTGAGATGGAGGCGCGTGTCAGCGAGCGCGAGGGGCTCCTCACCAAGATCATGGCCAAGGTTCTGCTCCACCAATTGAACGACGAGGATAGGTCCGCTGTCGCTCTGCTGGTCGATGACCTCAACAATGTCTCGAAGGCCATGACGACCACGCACGCTGGCATTGCCTCTGCCGCCGTCGTTGCCCGTGCCCTAGCAAGTCACATCGATGATCGCCCTGCCCTCAAGCTCGTGGAGGACTGCGATGATTGACAAACGCGTAATCGCAGCTGGTCGTATCGGCGGGTTTAAAGGAATGGTGACGGCGTCTGAGATGCCAGCTGAGAACCTGGACAAGATCATCAAGCTCCGCTGTCCCTGTGGTGGCACCGCCGAGGTGCTGGGGCGCGAGTTCGTAGAGCTCTCCCACAGGCGTGCCATTATTTGGTGCGATGAGTGTGTGTCTGGTGGGCTTTAAGGGCACACTGTTTAGCAGTGCATCTAACGAATGGGTGACTCCACAACCCCTGTTTGACGCACTGAACGCTGAGTTTGGCTTCGACTTGGATGCGGCGGCTTCGCCCGCTAACGCCAAGTGCGAGGCCTTTCTCACTTGTGATGACGATGCCCTCTCGGTGCCGTGGCACACCCGTGCGTCGTCTGTCTGGCTGAACCCACCCTATGGCCGAGGTATTGGCCGATGGGTACAGAAGGCCTATGACGAGAGCCGACAGGGCTGCCGGGTGGTGGTACTTGTGATGGCTCGATGCGATACCCGCTGGTGGCATCAATGGGCTACCCGTGCCGCAGAGATCCGCTTCATCCACGGACGCATCTGGTTCCTCCAAGGGGCCAAGTCCGTCAGTGCAGCGCCAGCACCCTCAGCCGTCCTCGTTTTCGACGAGGATCTCAGGCGACCAGTAGTAACCCATGTCACCTTACCCAGGAGAGAACCGTGAAAGCAGACAACGTAACCCGGGCGCGAAACATCATGCTCGCACTGGCCAATGATGGCTTTAGCGCAGGCGATATGGCTGACGTCATCGCCAATACAAACGTGATGTGCGCCGATACCATGTGCGTGGCTGTCCCTGAGATCGGGGGCCCGCTACATGCCCTAGCGTTGCTCATCCAGCAGACTCTCGAGAGACACTGCGAGACACGCGACCTTGAGTCGGAGATCCACGTCATCAACCAAGCTACCGTCGCGGACGGTGAGGACAGCGTGCATTGATGAGTAACGACAGAGAGATACCGTTTCTCACCGATAGCGCCTTCTTCCCCACCGTTGAGGACTTCATCCAGACGGAGGCTGGCTACCTGTGGTCACGCATAGCAGGCAACGACCTACATGACATGGTCAGGCATTACGGGCACGAGTCTGTGGCAGCAGACTGCGAGACAGGTGTGCGCTCGCTCAAGGCGTGGCTCTGCGGTGCTAACCAGCCGCAACCTGACAGCCTATACCGCATGCGTTGCATCCACCCTGACTTCAGTTGCGACAAGACCATCTTGCACATCGGGTTCAAACGTGAACTCCGAGGCAACATGAAGCAGACCCTTGAGCGCCCTCCCATGGGGTTTGCTGCCATGGCTGTATCCGATCGCGTGAAGGCAGCTCGCTCTCGCTCTCGCAATAAAGCTGACCGCGTTGTCGCTCGGCACCGCGCTGCTGAGAAGAGGAGGGAGGGTTGAAGCCTTGCCTCCGATGCAGCGGGGAGGGCTGGTTTGTTGAGGACGGATACGAGGTCGCATGTCGCTGCTCTATGGGCAAGACAGGCCTCGACAAGCCCAAGTGGCTCCGCGCCAATGAGGCCATGAACCTCGTCCAGCGTGCCGTCCCGTCCAAGGTCCGGCGCTACACGTCCAACCACTACCAGTACGCGTTGCCCCACCGGGGCGAGGCAAACCGACTCATGGTGGAGTGGCTGAGATGCGGTCTCAAGCTGAACACCGGACACCCCTCGATGTATTTCTGGGGGCCCACCGGTACAGGCAAGAGTGTGCTGGCTGCCGAGGCTGCCCGCTGTGCCCTCGTAGATGGCTCAGCAACGACGTTTCACTGGCTCAGTGAGGGTATCCTAGCCTCAGCGGTTAAGAGTCGCTTCCTGGACGGAGAACACCGAGATGCCAGAGCTACCCTCAAGGAGGCTACTGAGTGCGACCTCCTGGTCATCGACGAGTTCACCACCCAGGGCATGAGCATCTACTCCGCGCAAGCGATACGGGTGGTGGCCGACTTGCTCGCTGATAGGTTTGATAACGAGCGGCCAACGCTCATGACCAGCAACCGTGAATGGTGTGCCAAGGACTGGCCCACCAGGTTGGTCTCTAGATGGGAGGTGAGTGTACGAGAAGTCGAGATAGGTGGCGTTGATATGCGCCGAATAGCAAGCCCCGGTTGCCCAGCCCTAAGGCAGACAACCGAGACTTGAGGTTCTCTCTCTCACAAAAGTACCCGACGTGAGGGTAGAGGGGAGCGACTCAATTGTAAAGGGAGAAGGGTTATGGAGAAGAAGGTGACAATTGCTGAGCTTAGGGCTCAGGCAGATGAGATGATGGTCATGCTGCACGGTCAGTTGAACGACAGGGGTGAATCACTGACAGACGAGGAGTTCACTACGCTGCTCGCTGAGTGGGTGGCTCACGCCTCAAACAAACTGGTCGCATGTCGGCAGGTGGTAGCGAGCTGCGAGGCAAGGCGCACTAGCTACGAGGGTGAGATTGAAGCCTTCGCCATCTTGGTTGAGCGTGAGACTAAAGCCATCGACCGCGTTAATGGCTACGCGCTGATGCTTCTCGATACAGAGATCGAGTTGTTGAATGCTACCAAGTCACCGGAGGAGGCGATCGACAAGGTCAAGCTTCCCGATGGTTCTTGGGCCAAGCTCTACGTGGGGAAGGGGCGCATCGTCAACATCCGCAACTTCGACATGCTGCCCAAAGAGTTCATCTACTCGCGAGCCGACAGGGCTGCCATCCGAGATGCAATCAAGGCAGGCATCCAGGTCGCAGGTGCTGAGATCATCGAGAGCTCAAAACCCCCTCGAGTTCAGTGGGGTGGGAGGAAGAAGCAATGAACTTCTGCAGTGAACTGAAGATGAGTGAGGAGGTGGACGAGATTATCCCCGCCCTTATCAAGGCCGCGCATCAGGTACAGGTGGTGGGCAAGAACGCCCCGAACCAGACCTGGAAGTACGCTAACCTTGAGACGGTGCGGGCTGCAGCCAACGAGGCACTCCAGCCCAACGGCTTGGCTATCTCCTGCTTTCCTGCCAACCATGGCTCACGTTACGGAGTGGTAGCGATGGTCATGCATGAGTCCGGTCAGTGGATGCGGTGCATGGTGGTCCTGCCTACCGAGTCACAGGAGGGACGGCACCAGAACCAAGACCAGCTGGCTGGTGGAAGCTTCACGTACATCAGGAGGTACTGCATCTGCGCCATCTTAAACATCGTCACCGGCGAGGACGTCGATGCGAACACACCAGAGCAGCAAGAGGTGACGGTGTTCATACAGAAAGTGAAGAAGCTCCAAGAGGAGGTGGGGCTGCGAGAGCTAGGGATGAGAAGACTATTGGAGACAATGAACTACAAGAAGTTAGACAAAGTGCCCGCTGAAGAAAGAGAGAAAGTATTAACAGCAATCAAGGAGATAAATCGTGCCACGTCTTAGCCAACCTTTTAAATCTGCTGACTACACCCACAATACCTCGCCGCCTGAGCGCGCCGAGTGGTTCAGGGTCAAGATTATCGAGTCCAACTTTGCAAACGTCCCCACGAGTGAGGGGCTGGGAGAGATGCTCAACTTTGACTTCGAGTGCATCGAGGGTCGCGAGACAGGTGACCGCTACACCAAGACCGTCTGGCGTTGTGGCTTCTGGTATGACCACGAGAAGCGCGCTGACTGGGTGGGGTGGGGTAGGACCGACCTCGCCAAGATAGCCGTTGCTTGTGGGAAGCCAGACATCGAAGACACCGATGAGTTAACGGGGTGTGAACTGCTGGTGAAGGTTGGTCCTCAGACCAAGAAGCCTCAGTACCCTAGGGCTTTTGACTTTGCGGGCATCCCTGTGGAGAAGCCTGACGACCACGAGCACTACGTGCCTGACCGTCACGACCACAAGGATGGTGCTGACGACTACAAGGACGACGAGATACCGTTCTAAGGGGCCTTGGCCTCTGTCACGTACACCGCCATGTGAACCATGCCCGGATCCATGCGAGGTAGCGGTGACTTGAGAGCTTGGTCAGCAGTGTCGTAGCCTCTCGCGTCTGGGAGGATCCGAACTTGGGTGGGGTTGGCAGCCCACCGATAAGCGTGGAACCATTTGCCTTTGGGCATCTTTGGTTCTGCGCTTTTCTTTTTGGGTGTCGGTGTCGGTGTCGGTGTCGGTGTCGGTGCCACTACCTTCTTGGCTGAACCTTTCTTCTTCGTAGCCATGCTACCTCCTAGTACAGAATTGATGAGACTGTGAAGGTCGCGAGACCTCCCCAGGCCGGTGTCCCCGCCGAACCCCTGTCGAGGACCATGTAGATGACCTCAACTCCCACCACTAACGAGCAACAGATGGGCGTGTAGTCCATGTAGCCTGAGTTCACCTGGTTGTACCTGCCGGTCGACCACGCCTGGTCAGGCGTGGTCAGAGAATCAGACGCATGTACAACAACAGGATGGTTGGCCCCGGCAAACTTCAGGTGGAGTTGGGGTACGTTTGAGCTATTGGGAGCTGCGTTAGTGAGAGCAAACTGAAACTCATACGGGGCACCTGAGATTGGATGCCCCAGGATGTCTTCAGTAATCTTCCAGCCAGGGTTTGTCCGCGCAGGATTATCAGTGGTGAGCTCTGACGATAGGTCAAGATGGTAAGACGGGCTGGTCACCGAGAACGTCTTTGTAGCCTTGATGATCATAGCGACTCCTCAATACAGGATGGACGAGACAGTGAATGTCGTGTCAGCGTCGAAGACACCGCCTCCAGACCTCACCGCCACCATGTAGATTGCCTCGATACCCACAAACATACTTACCGTCACAGGTCCGTGCCGCAGGAAGCTGTCCTGCTTTGAACGATAGGTCAGAGACCATGCCTGTTGTTTCATTCCATTCAGGTCTCTCGCCCCGTGAACACGCGCGCCGTTATCAGCACCAACGAACTTGAGGTACATGGTTGGCGCAGACGTGGTTCCTGTGGCCGATTCTATGGAAAACTGAAACTGATACGGAGCACCCGATATGTTGTGCCCAAGGGAGTCACCCGTGATCTTCCACCCAGGCTTGGTGGCAGTAGGTATCAGCGTTGATGCTATCTCACTCGACCAGTCTGCCGCGTACTCAGGAGAGGTTGGGGTGAATGTCTTCTGGGACTTGATGATCACGTATCACCTGCCTCCAGGAGGTAGACGGTGATGTGGCATGTCTCAGTACCTGTGGATGGGAGATCGACATTCAATCCCTCGATGAGGAAGCGGCCACATCCAGTGGGGTAGTTCCCCGCGCCCAGGCTGAAGCACTTGTTGTTGGCACCCTGTGTACCGAGCTGGGTATACGCGGGGGCGCCGGCAATCTGAGCTGAGATTGTCCAGTTGCTGGCAGAGAACGTCGAGTCTGTATTCGCTATCTGGTAGATGTGCGGGGAGCCAGCCATCGGGAACCCAAAGGTGGTCGAGTCAAACGTCCAGGAGTTTGTCCCACCGTCCCACTCAGTTGACGACGTGTCGAAGTTGCCAGAGAACTTGATGATCATTTCTTACCTCGCTTCGCGCCACCCTTGTTAGCATAGATGGCTTTGCACTGCTTGGCTGCCTTGGTCTTGGAGCCTTTGCCTTTGTAATTCTTACCGCTGTTTCCGCACTTGTGTCCGCTACTCGTCCGCTTCACTGGCATTAAATCTCTCCGTCGTTATCAGGCTTGGTGCTGTCTTGATCACGGCTTCTGCCATGCACCCCTTGATGCAGGCTACCGAGCACTTGAACGCCTTCTTCACCAACAGCCTGGTCTGGGTACACGATGTCATCATCAACAGGAGCCCCAGCAACAGGCCTGTCACTACGACAGATGGTGGTCCTGACGAGGTATCGTCGTCGTCCTTGTCTCTCATCTTCCCTCTCAAGATTGACGTCACCCACCCAATGATTCCCCAGATGGCGATGACCAGCCAGACTGCGACGCCCTCTGCTCCTCCCTCGCTATCGGTGATGGGCAGCTCTCTGCTCCAATGCATCACCAGCCTAATGGTGGCGACGATGGCTGCCCACAAATGCATCTGATTACCCAGGCTCTTCTCCAAAGAGAAGACACCCCTCACCATATCGAACGGACTCTTCATGGATTCCCCCTATCCCATAGCAGCGACAACTTGAGCTCAAGTGCATTGACTGATGTGGCCAGCGAGTTCATCGTCTCCCTGAGCCTGGGGATCTCCTGCTCGAGGAGCTTCCGCATCGCCTTCCCCTGCTCTTCCATTCGCGCGAGCTCTATGCCGTGGCTTCCAATCGCCTTCTCTACGTTGTCGATACGTGCCATCACTGGGCTCATATCAACTGGCTTACCACCTAGAGCCCACCCACCCGTGGCTGCGCCACCACCGATACCGAGCCCTATCAGTGCAGCAACGAGCTTGCTGTTGATTGCATTGCCATTTCCGTCAGCCATGCTCATGTTCTCCTACCGTCAGGTTAACCATCTGGCCACCTGCCATCCAGTTGGTGTCGCACTTGCCACGTATCCCCGGTATCTTCCCCGCACCACTGGTTTGCCAGACGTCCCATTGGTCCCAGCCTGACGGTGCATTGTACGGCTCTGTGCGAGTGGCTGACTTCTTGTAACTCGCCCACCAGACAGGGTACTCACAGAGGCGCTTCAGACTCCCTGCCGTACCTCGCTTTAGGTACAAGTCCCATGCCCACTTGGCTGTGTAGACGATGGGTCTGGCACGCACGCTGCACTCTATGTTGGTGAGCCATTCAATAGCCCACTCCACGTTGTACTGGTCATCGGTCTTCAGCCCATCCTCGAGGTCCAGCGCAGGCACCAAGTCGCCGCATCTCAGCCCGACCTTAGCCATGGCGTCGAGGTAGTTCTGAGCTTCATTGAACACGTCCTTCAAACCGATGTTGGTGTCGATGCGAGAGAAATGATAGCCGCCGACCTTCAGTCCAGCATCACGAGCTCCACGGAACTTAGCCTCATAGCCTGGGTTGGTGTGAGTAGTGCCCTCGGTGACCTTAATCCAGACGAAGTCGACTCCAGACTCGGCTACCTCATCCCACTTTATCGTGCCGTTGTGCGACGACACGTCGATGCCGAACAGTACTGGTATCCCCAAGCTCTCGAGGGTGGCGCTCCCAGCGATGCCATCGGCCATGAGACTCTTGTCCACCTGGTACTCGGTGACCGCAGTCTCGGTTAGAGACCCAAAGATACCGTCAGCCACGAGCCCCTTGTCCAGTGCTGTCTGGAGACGTTCGACCTCTTGGCCTCTGTTGCCACGTCTTAGTGTGTACATCATGGCATGAGTCCCTGTGGTGTGCCCTCACGTTTTCTTTTCTTTATCTCCCCCATAAGTCGCTTCCTCTCTCCAGCCCCTCCCTTGTCACCCCATGTCCCCTTCTTCTCCATCAGCTCCCACAATGTCGGGCCCACCGATTCTACGATGGAGTTAAAGACATTGGAGACCTCCCTCTTGAAGACTTTCTTGAACAGGTCGTTCGCCTCAAGCATCCGCTTCCACCCCTCGATCATGAGATAGTCTGGCTTCGGCTTGCTCCTTTCTTTCTCAATGTCCCTTTCGATTACTGCGTTTTGAGACGCTTCCATGAATCCTCTGATGAGAGACTTCTTCGTCCTGTCTAGATACGCTTGGGCTGCCTTGGGCCTTATGTCCATCTGATAGAACGTGACCCCAGTGTATGCCCTCGCCATCGTATTGAAGATCCTCGATACTACCGGGGTGTCGATCTTGCTCTCGAGGCTGCCCTCTCTATAGCTTGGGGACATCACCTTTAAGAGGGATGCGATCTCCCTCGCACCTGACTGGTCCCGCGCCTCCTGTAATGCCGCAAACATCTCCTCCCCGTTAGGGGCCCTCCCGTATTTCCGCGTGAGTTCCGCCCTGATCTTGGAACCGCTCAGCCTCTCTGTATTCTTAATGGATGACTTGGCTATAGCCACAGCAATGGGAGACGCGACGGCTGAGTTCAGCGTTGGGGTGATAATCATCGGAACCAGTTTCTTAAGAGCCCCTTCGAGGACATACCCAGCGCTTCCCCCCTTCTCCACCTCTCTGAAGGCATCCAAAGCCGCCGTCATAAAGTTCTGACCTGTCAGGTTTGCAAACTCAAGAGCAGAACTAACCGTGGCACCACCCCCCCTCTTCTTCCGCAGCAGCGTCTTTGCCAATGCCCTGTAGGTGTCCTGGCGGTGTCGTTCTATGGCCTTATACCCACTAGACTTTATCCCGCTGGTGACAGCCTCCTGTTTCAGGTTGCTATCTGCCTCAGCGATCATGTCGCGTAGCTCACCCTCCGTCTTGGCCAGACCGATATGCTGAGCAATCGGGTCAATGATGGGAGCCGTTACATCATCCAGTACATTGAACAGGGTCTTTGTAGATCCGCTGACACTAACTCTAGATGTGGGGATGAGAAAGACAGCATTGGGTCCTGCCGGGTTAAGCCAAAACGCTGCCATGTCCTTGCGATCTTTGAGTTTGTACTGGCTCATCATGAACGAAAGCATCTCTGCTCCCGGTTCAGTCGAATCGTTTCTAGCAGCAGCGGAGAATACCCATTGCCGCTGAAGCCACGTCTTCGCCTCGTCTGCGGCTACCGACCGGCCTATCGACTTGCTGTTAGTTTTCATCCTTCCGTTGGGGTTGATGAGGGATCCCTGCACCCCTTTCTTAACGCCGGGGATGTAGGAAGACGCCATGGTATAGCTAATGTAGGGCACGTTAAGTAAGCCGGTCAGCCCATTCCCAGCACCCATGCGTTGGAACATGTTTGCCATTCCAACCTCATCATAATTAACAAACATTAGACCAGCACTATACCTGGCGAACCCACCTATAGTGCGGTGCATGGCTTCTTTACTGACAGGCTTCTTCTTCCCGATTAGCCGCCACCCCGTAGTCTCCCCGAACGAGACTCCCTGAGCATACCTCCTGCCATCATTCCCAACGCTAAGCCTTACCTGCCGCGTGGGAGACACTCGGGACTGGATGTACTCTCCATTCTTGAGCCGATTAAAATAGCTGAGTTGCTTCTCAATTACCCTGCGTGCCTCCATTACTTTGAACGGTGTATCTGCTTTCCCGTACACGTCTTCGAGGGTGGCGAAGTACTGCCCTATCCAGCTATCCTTGAACTTGCCCTTGAGGTTGACCTCGGTTGGCCTGAGATACTCAGTCTCTAGGATCTTTGAATCAATCACACCTGACGCGACAAGTATCTTCTCCACTTCCTTTTCATGGGCAATGCGTCCGCGCCACTCATCTACCTTGGCAAGCACCTTGGGGTCATTGAGGTCTCTGCCCTTGGCCCACTTATCAAACTTCTCCTCTATGCGAAGTCGCTGACCAGAGCGATACCGGGTAAGGTCATCCCATGATCGATACAACTTGACCGGCGTGAGCAGATCCCCCGTCCTAACAAGGTTAAGCATCACATTGCTGACGAAGTTGTATGTGTGACTGGCAATACTGCGAGGCGCCATGTTGGCTTTCGACCAGGCGTAGAATCCGCCGAGCTTACCCAACGGGTCAGACATTGCCTTGTCGTACTTCTGGTAAAACTCAAGACGCTTCTTCATCTCGAGCGGCATGTAGATATCGCTCAGCGTCCTTCCGTTACTAAGGGCGATGACCTTACGCCCAGAGGAAAGTGGGTCCCCAGCCTTTACAAGCTGTCCCTCTTTAACGATTACGTCCTCGCCTTCAGGGACCAGGACGTGATGAGCGTTGCCAGAGTCCGGCTTGATGATGACCGCACCATCCGCGTCAAACGATACGACGCCGTCTGTTTTCGCCAAGACCTTGGAGTTCTTCCTGCTCAGCCCAAGGTAAGGGATTAGCTCTGAATCGGGGTCCACCTTGACGTATGTCATGGGCCCCTGCTCACTCAGTACCGGCGACCGCTCTCGTAACGCCCCCACAACCGTGCCCTGCCCACTATCCTTCTCTCCCAGAACTCTAGCTCGAGCACGCTTATGGACCCTGGTTCCAGCAACGCCAGCCTCGGCAGCCACCTCGTCAATACGCTGAGCAAGTCTCTCCGCGCTCCCAACAATGACAGGCAGCCTGAACTGCCCATCAGAGAAGGTTACGTCCATGCTGAACTGATCTTCAGCTTGGCGTCTACGCGTTTGCTTCATGGCAGCAGAGCGCGCATTGAACCCAACCGTGGCAGCCTGCGCTGCATCGACCGCTTGGGTAGATGTCGAGAAGGGTGCATCGAACAGGCCCTCTTGGCTAACGATGTCACTGGTGATGACGTCTGACAGCTGTGCTGCTTCTTGCGGTTTGTCCTTGATACGCTGGTTGAGAATCGTAATGACGTTGTTCTCTTCGAGAAGCTCTGCCTCGATGGCGTCAGGCTTGTGACGAGATGCTTTCTCTCCCAGTTGCTTGTAGACCTCTGATGCTGACAGGTCATCTATGTAGTTGCCTGCCATGTGGACTCTGCCCTCGTGAGCCACAAGACCAGGGTGCATGGCTGCCATCTCTTTGGCGCTCATGTCTCGACTCAGGGAGACCTTCCCTTCACCAGGCCTCCAGCTCTGTACCCACAGGTCAACGCCTTCTAGTGAATCAGGGACCTGCCCCTTGAAGGCGGGGTCTTTGAAGTACTCAGCCTTTCCTGCGATCTCCTTCTCAATCAGGTCATAAAGCTCCTTGGGGGTAAGCGGGTCTTTGCCAGCCATCACTCGCTGGACAGCACGACCAACGGGGGTGCGTACCGGCCCGAACCCAGACAGTTCAACAATCGGTCGCCCTTCGACATCAAGTTCTTTGACCGACCACGGCTCACCCTTAATCGCCCTCAGCTTTTGCTCTTGCGATGGAGCCTTGTCCCATCCACCACGCGCCTCTCTCCTGACCTCTGCCCCATACTGCTCGTCGACCTTGCGCTGAAACCGCAACATCCGGTCTCCGAAAGCCCCTTGGATCTTTTTCCCCTTCTTCGACGAATCATCTACAACAGCCTGCCACCTATCCATTTCGGTCTCTAGCTTGGCCGCGCGTTGTTCAGCTTCCTGAAGAGCCTTTCTTGACTTATCAAGGGGCTTCGCCTTCATGGCCAATGCAGCCTTTCGCCCCTGTTCCCGGAGTGCCCTTAAGGCTACGTTAATGTTGTACAGGTCGAGACTGGCGCCCCCGTCAGTGACAGCCCCAATCTTTGCCCTGTCCTTCAATTCCCTGACGGCAGCGTTCCTTTCTTTAAGGGTCAGCTCTGCCCATCCTTTTCCGTTGACCCTTATCGCATTAAGGAGCTCGAAGCCTTTAATGGCCTTTGCCCTACCTTCCTTTATGGGCGTCGCTTCTCTTGTCTTCTGCTTCCCCTTCTTGTCGAGGACCTTATTGCCCTCTCTGTCGAACACCTTCTTCTTCTTTGTAGAGTAAGAAACAAGGCTCTTTATGGCGTTTTCGAGACTGGTGCCGAGGACAATCTTCCCATCTGCATCCAGCTTAGGGATGAGCCCGGCTACCTCATTGCTGTATATCTGCTGACCCTTGGCTGCCCTGTCTTTTAGACTCTTCTTGGCGGCGTCGAGTTCCGCGAAACCTGCCCTGGCCTGAGCAACAATCGTATCAGCAGCATTGTACTTCTCTGTGCTTTCCTTGAGGCCCCTTTTGGACCTATCTATTAGAAGGTCTCTCTTTTCATGTAGGTAGTCCCAGGCTTTCTTCCCATCAATCTCAGGCACGGTCCTGTTGATAGTCTTTATTATCTTGGCACTGTCGGGCGACTCCATGATCTCTGCTATCAGCAAGTTCAGGTCGCCAATTGCAGACCAGGCATCGTCCCTTGCGGACTCCCCCATCTTGGTAACGCTTCGCGGGTCAGTCCTGGTCTTGCGGGAGACGATGTCTTCAAAGTCTATCCCCATCACGACCCTAGCCATCTTAGCCGCATCCTCAGTCAATACGGATGGCTGCCTTACCTGGGCCTCGAACCACATACTGAGAAGGTCTGCTGATTCCGCTCCTTTCGGTGGGCCCGGAAAATCTTTCACTCTCTCAGCGAGCCGGTCTAAGATGGCAATCTGCTCTTTATTCAGGCGATCCTTTAAGAGCCGTGGCAGTTCCTCTCCCCTCAAGACCTGCAGTACCGCTTGTTCTTGTACCAGCTTTGGATCATCTAGGATGTGGGCATTGGCGGCTCGATTCGCAGCATCCGCGCGACTGCGCGCAAGCTGAGCCTGCTTCTCTTTGGAAACCCTTTCCTCTTTTACCCGGACGCCTTTCCTAGCGTGCATCTCCATGAGGTCGCTAATCTCATCCGGGGACAGTTCCCTCCCCAGCCTCTTCTCTGCGTCAGCAACAATCTCCCACTTCCTTCCGAATGGCTCCCCATACCCTTCTGTCGCCTCCAGAGCCTTGACCCTGGCTGCGGATTGCGATGTTGCGTTGGCATGCTCCGTCAGGATCTCGTCGATAGACCCCTTCGTAAGGGTGGCTGAGTCTCCACCTCCCAGCTCATACTTTGGATTCTCAGAAAAGGCGGCGAATACCCTCTCGCTAACACCGCGAGGGCTACCCTCAACCACGTTGTCTACATTCTCATTAAACCACCTGACGACATCTTCCGCGTTATCGAGCGCCATCTCCCGGCCAGTCATCTCCCGATACAGACTCTCCCATGTCCCGCCGCCAACCTTTTCCCGGTAACCCGTTACGAGCTCGGGGCGCTCCGACAACGGTGTAGGCTTGTCTCCAAAGATCTCAGGCTGTACGACACCAGCCTCTGGGACAACTGGACCCGCACCCTCCCCCTCTCTCTTGAACTGTCGGTACTGGACAAGAACGTCCCTTGCTTCCTCTGGAGAGAGCGGAGGCATCTCCTTATCCTCGCGCCTCTGCTGATACTCTGAGAGAAACCCCTTCTCTTCATCTGTTATTACGCTGAAGTCTCGGTCAGAATCTTTAATGACAGGAGTATCAGACGCCTGATGGGCTGCACGCTGGTGACCGTGTAGAAAGGCGGCTGTGTCTGCGTTGTGTGCAGCAGTGGCATCTCCAAACGCCTTGAGCAATGCGAGACGCGTCCCAGTTCTAAAACGCCCAAGACCCGACGAGACCGCGTTCTTAGCTTTCTTGTCTAAATACTTTATGCCCCTGGCCAGATGGCTGTTTGGGTCAAGCGTATGGTACATCGCTTTTCCAAGACCAACAGCCTGCATCAATGCGATAGCGGGATTGGCCCGTATGGACTCAAGCGGTCTCTCTACAAAGACTGCAAGGTCTGCAAGAGCACCGACGCCCATCTCTTCGCCAAACAGCCTCCCCTCTTTCCAGGCAGTCGCAAGCATCTCATCTGCTGTCACTGCGTTGTTTAGGTCTTCTGAGTTGATAAGTCCGGCGAGTTCCTTGAATAGTACGGAGAAGACGTCTGCTATCAGGTCGAAGTCGTTCGCAAAGTTGGCCACGACAGACGGGCCCATGAGCTCGGTTACCTGTTGGTTGCGTTGCTCCATTGACTCCGAAAAGCGGTGTAACCCAACCTTCTCCTCCCTGCCCTTAAACCCCTCCCTCCAATCTTCGCCGCTCTCTGCAGCCTCCTCGCCCAGGACATGCCCCCACAGGGCGTCAGACCCAGCATCCACCGCCGCGCTTCCCGCGTAATGCAGAAGTGATACAAGTCCCTTGGCGGCACCATAGGGCAGCCCTGTAAGGAACCCGGCTACCTTGCCAGTTGTCTCCGTATAAGGCTTCGCCAAATCGTGGGGGAGCATCTCACTGGGATGTTTGCCCGGGAATACATCCTCGAAATTCTTGCCTGCGTTGGATGGGTCGTTCTCCCACTCGATACGTTCTATCAGGGAGAAGTTGGGGTTCCACTCCCTTCGCAGCTTGGCCTGCTGTCTCGCAGCAAGAACGGGGTCTTTCAGTGCCTCCTCTGTGGTAACGGGTCGCACAGCATACGGGTCTACCCCACCTCCTGGTCCCCATGCTGCAGGGGTTGCCCATTGTGCGGCTTCGCTAATACCGGTTGTTGCGGCTCTCTCCTGCATAGAGACAGGAGGCTCACCGGTAATCACCTTGGGTCGGAACTTGGCAACCCCAGTCTCAAGCTCCTCCTCTGTGGGGAGGTATGTTCTGTGGCGCCAATTCCTTTCTGTGTTTCCTCCATGGCGCCTGGTCGGCAGGTCTTGACCTGTCCAGTAGGCATACGGCATCTCACGCCCGCGCCCTTCCCAAACAGCCCGGCGAGACTCCTTCAGTGGGTCCAGACGCACCGAACCTTCGCTGAAGCCACCCAGTTCGTAGCCCGGTTGGTCAATTGACTCATACCACCTCTTTATCTCCCACCCAGGTACGTTGTCTCCGTACTTCTCCTTGAGCTTCATCGCCCTGAACTTGGTGCGGCCTGTCGGCGTCTCGTCTTTCCATGTCCCTGGGAGGTCTTCAATGTCATTGAAGCGATTGACCATCCATTCGGGTGGGTGCGTGTCTATTCGCCCCTCAAAGAAAAGGGACTCCTCACCCTCTGCAACAACCGGGTTACCCTCGCTGTCGTATTCAGCAAAGACCAGCTCCTGCTTTCCAGGCATCCCCTCCACAGTAGACTTCTCAATGTACTGGGCCTGTGTCCGCAACGGCTTGCCATCATGGCTATGAAGTTGCGTTGCCCCAGGATCGGGGGATGCTCCTGGCGTACCCCACTCAATCTGCTTTTTAATATCAGTTGCGAGGAGTGCGGTTGGGTCCATGGGCCGACGCCTAAGCGACTGCTCGGCTGCCCTCTCCCTTGACCCCTGATACGAAGCCGGCCTTGTCCGCATTGGAACTGACGTCTCTTCAGATCCAGGGTAAGGAATGGCCTGAGTAGGGACGAGACCTTGCTGGGCGAGAGCTTGCTTTAGCTCAACCCCACCCAGACCCTGTTCTTGGAGTCCTCTTATCTTCCCCTCTACGGCCAACTGCTGGACCGGGAACTTCTCCATACGCTCGAGAGGGTGGGTTTCAGCCACAGTCCTCTCCGGTGGCCATTCGCGCTGCAAGGCAACATCAGAGGCAAGCATCGCGACCGGGTCCATCGGTCTTTGACGAACAGACTCCTCGGCAACCTTTCCCCTAAGTTCACCACGAGTCCACGGGATCCTCTCCCGCTGCTGCTGCTGCAAAACCTGTGAGTATTCAGGGCTGAGACCACCGATACGGGTAGCGAACTTCTCTAGCTTTCGGTACTCCTGCTCCTGCTCTATGTTAGCAACAGGCCTGCCGGTGTGACGTAACGTAACGTCAGGAGGTGGGGGTGAAGGTGGGTCCTCCTCTCCCGGCTCAATGCTGCGATACTGCGCTTTAGGCGGGGCCCTCTCTTTAGGGGTCTCCGGCGGGTAAGCACTGGCGTAAGCCTCCTTAAACCCCTTGGCGTCTTGAGATAGGTCAACGCTCCGCAGATACTCAAAGCTCTCTATGCCGAGAGCCCTGGCTATGCCCTGCTTGACAGCCTCCTCTCCATACAAAGGCTTGCCAGACTCGTCCGTCCTGTTCTTAAAATCCTTGAACGTGTCTGCGATGTATTGTTGTAAAGACTTGGCCACGCCAACCATATCCTCCTATTGAGGGGCCACGACAGGTGCAGGAGCAGGAGGAGGAGCAGCAGGTGCAGCAGGAGCAGCAGCAGCCTTGGGCTTATTAGCGGCAAGCCGATTGAGGTAGCTTTGCAAGGCTGCTTTGGTCCTATTAAAACTCCTTTGGAGTGCGCCTGTATCCTCTTTATCATCAATAACGCCAAGGGCTGCATTGGCCTCCACGACAACACCCAGCGCCTTTTCTGCGTCAGCCTTTTCGTTCTTCAGTGCAGCGATCATGGCTTTTTCACTCTTAGTCAACCTATCACGATCTATCTTGTCTAGAGTCTGATTCTCCCTCACCGTCGAAGTCCTCGTGGCCTGTACGAACTTTGCTTTTGACATGACTGTGCGGCCTTGAGCCGTGGCCTGAGATTGCAGGGCCTTGACGTCTTTTCTCTGATCCTTGGCTCTCTTGGCTGTGGACCTTACTTTGCCTTGTGCTATTCGGCTTCTGGCCCAGGTGGCCCATGCCGGTGCATATGGGTCAGGCATATCAGCTATAAGGCCTCTTCTATGAGCCTCTCTTACACCGACATATGTACGCTTACCATCTACCATGACCGCAACCTCCCACAACTCGCCACCACCCTTGCGCCTCTTACCCTTACCGCTTCCAGTCCCACCGTCCTTGCGGAACTTCAGTTTCCCAATCGCTGTGATCTGGGAGACGATTTTATCGTCAGCCATCGTTAAGAACTGGGCCAGCTTGCGAATTGCGTCCAGGCGCTTGATGGGGTCTACTTCTTTGTGCCCCTTCATGATCTTGGCAATAGCGTCGAGGACGACCATCTCACCATCCTCTCTGATCGAACCTGCGGCTAGACCTCTTAACCCCTTCTTCGAACGCGCAACTTCTCCGCCCCTCTCTTGGAGCGCCTTGATCTGATCTTGGCTTAGGTTTGGGTTCATCATGACAAACCTGAGAATGTCAGGAATGCTTCTGAGCTCTCGCATGGGAGGAAGCGTCACAGGCTTGCTCCTTGTTGCCGACATGGTGTCGTAAAACGCTGAGGCGGCCTCAAGAACATCGGCCTTGTCGAGCCTCCCGCTTATGTTCCCGGTAGCCCTGAGATTGGTAAGAGCTTTTGCAAGATAACCAGAATAGAGCATCCTCAACATGTCATTGGCATTCTTCGCGCTACCACCATCCTTATCCGCAATAATCTTTGCCGCGTCAGATATTATCCTTCTGGCAACCTTTAGGCGCTCAGGACCTGTGACACCCTCCGGCATACTATTGGATAAGAAGCCGATGAGGTTCTCCTCAGCGGAGGCAACCCTTGGCTTGCCGGGAGTAATGGATCCTTCCGCAGGTTGCGGGACCGTCTGGACTTCCTCAGTAACCTCTACCCGCTCTTGTATGACTTCTTCTGGAGCCGATGGTGTACGTCCATACGATTCAAGAGCTGCCTTACTTCCAAGGGCCGCCTCCTCCAATCGCCTCTCTCTAAGCAGAGTTTTAGACGGAATGCGTTCTCCTTGCTCATCACGTCCTGGCAGTTGCCTGACAGGACCCGGCACGTAAGCGGCGTTTGCCGCCAACTGTCGCTGACGCGCAATCTCTTCCGCGTTGTCTTCACCCCTTATTCCGGCTGCATCCCATCCCCTATCAAAGCGTTGAGCATCGGCCATCTGAGCCTGCTCCCTTTTCTTCATCGCTCCTTGGGCGACCTCTTCAGGGTCCATATCTCTGGATGCGTTGTAGATCTCATTGGTGATGTAGGAGACCAGGGGGTTGTCTACAATCTTGCCGACCAAATCCACAGCTCGAGTAGCATCTGTGAGAAAGCTACTCTTCTGCCTTGCCGGCTCTCGATAAGCCTGGACGTATTGAGAGCGCGCTGGCTTGAAAGCTCCGCCTGATGGGAATATTACTCGTGCCATTTAAGCCTCACTCTCCTCACCACTAAAACATTCTTCACGCGACTACCAAGGCCCAGTCTCTATGACTACTGGGGGACTGCCTGGCTCCCATAATTCATCATCAACAGCCCAATCAGCGCCCTGGGCGTATGCTTCTTGGATCCACCTATCATACATCGGGTGATCCTTTTCGTACTGCTGCGCCTCATAGACAAAGGCTCGAGCCAGTTCGGCCTTATCGCTGCCGTAATTATTCAGCAAGGATTGTCGCCTAAGCTCTGTAGCGTCCCACTGGGCTTGTTTGTAGTCTCCCTCAGTGCCCATCTCAGCCATGAACTGAGCCATCATGGCTTGAGCTCCAGCCTCTTCCTGTCGGGCCTGAGCAACTGCAATGTTGGCCTCAGCCATCCTGTCTGCCTGCTGGGCCTCGAATGCCGCTCGAGTAGCACCACCCTGAGACCCAAGCTGAGCGAGCATCGCCATCTGACCTCCACCCCCAGGAGCTCCTCCGGCAGCCCCAATCCCTTGTCTCCAAGACTCTGCGACACCCTGGGTGGCAAGCCGACGTCCTGCGTCACCACCGGCTTCCTTCAATTCAAGAGCACCCTCAGCAGCACGGGTCATACCCCCCGCACTTCTGACCAACCCCTGGCCTGCCGCTACGCCCTGCTCACGCAAGTACTTCTGCTGCCCCCACTCATCTAGAGCATCGTATTCGCTTTGATTAAAGCCAAGATTCCAGTTGTCCAGTGAGTTGCCGTTCCCCATCTCTATCTCCCGTCCGTTCCTGCGAGGTGCTTCTTTCCAATCAGGTATACCCAGCATCCACCATAACCAACGTAGATTTCACTAGCTCTATCCGCAACATCCAGCTTGGTATCGGCATGTGAAACATGACACCGCACCTCGATGTGTGTCTCTCTTCCATATATTGGTGAGACTGCACCCGTTGCCTCAAGGTCGGTCCTCATGTCAGTGCGAGTTGCCGTCTCTGCACCCGGCACGATACTTGTCATCGTATGGTATGACGACGTCTCTTGGGTTCCTCGAGAAGCCCAGAAGGGATACCCTTGTGTGAAGTACCCTTCACCCAATGCACCCTTAAGAGGGATGTTGTGTAGTTCCCAGTCCCAAGTCGCCTTCCCGAAAGAGGCCTCCCACCCACCAGTCGCCAACAAGTCCGTCCTCGACGCGCTGTCCTGGTTGGCCTTAATGCGGTCAATGAGCGTAGAGTTCCACTCCGTCCCTGTTGGCGTCAGGTCGGTGTTTTGCGGGTTTATTATCTCAAGCTCTGCAACGTGCGCGTATCCATATCCGTCAGACTTCAGCCCATAGAACAGGTTCACCCCAACATGGACCTTCATGTCGCCCATTGACACCCGGTTAGCCCTAGCGGCGGCGGCACCGTACTGATCTGCCGGCATCCACGCTGACCAGTTCCACGCCAAGATTGCATGGTGAATCACAAACGGGAAAGACAGAATGTCCCAGTTTCGGTCAGCGATTATCTGGTCACCTGCTAGACCTGCTTCATTCACCCATGGCTCAGAGGTAGGAATAGTTGAGCCACCTATCCCTCCGTACCTGCGCCCCGCAAACAGAGGTATAGCGCGCACCTCATAGGAGGCATCATCCTGTATCTCACGCCGGGGTGGCGGCTCTGCACTCTGTGTATACCCACCCGACAAGCCCTGCCGGATGCGCTGGTCTACTGCGACGATGTTGGTATTCACTCCCTCGGAACCATCGGCCTCTATTGAGTCTCCAGCAGCGGGCTCAGACAATGTTATCGACGCGACACCGCCAGACTTGGTGGGCATGTTCTGGACAGCGTAGGTGCCTGCGTCGTACACGTCCCTTTGCATCAAAGGAACACTGAACACCATTGATACCTCAACGCTGACAAGAGCCACGTTACCCGCGAACCCTTCGACAGTGGCATCGTTGTTTAGCCCCTGACAAAAGATCTGGAAGGCATAGGTCTTGTAGGGAGAGACCTGGATAGACATGTCGCTTTGCACGATAGGGTTTGCCCTACCAGTCCCAGAGAATACCTCTGGAGGTAAGTACAGGTTCCATATCTCTCGCTCTATCTCATGGTCCTCATCTTGGATTGTCTGCGGATAGTCCTCTGACCAAAAAGTCTGGGTCTTCTCTCCAATCGCCAGCCGTAGCTCGTAAGACGTGACCTTGTTGTAATCCAAGAACCCAGCTGTGAACTCCGAGCCCGCCAACGCCACCGCATCGGCAGAGTCATCCCAGAACTGGTCAAGGATCGCAGCAGGCTCACCCCTTTGGTCGAAACTAAACGATACCTCTTCCAGACGGTAAGAGAGGTCTGGAGAGTCAATCGTGTAATAGTTGGACATGTCCCCATGCCCAGTATTGAACTCAGGCTGCAAAGGAGGAAGCGTGAACGGAATTGAGTAAGGTCTCAACGCTGACGTTTCGGAGCCCCCAAACCGGATGAAGTCGCTGGCTATGTAGGGGATGGAGAAGTTCACCCGGAAAACACCCCTAGGACGGTTCATCTGGTCTCGGGTGATGGTAGCCGCCCCAACCTCTGAGCTAATCCCCTGAAGGCCCTTCTTAGGGGTGCTCCCGGCGTCACCCCATACATGCTTGGGGTTGAGCTTGCTACCTCGCGCGAGCTTGTCTCTGTCTACCTTGCTCACCCTCGGACCTCCTCGAGGATGGTCATGGACCTCCAGAACTGCTGACTATAAAGGGAGCCTGGCCACGGCTGGAGACGGGCTACCTGGGTGTTTTCTTGGAACCAGTTATACGAGGTGTCACCACTTATATCTGTCGCTTGAGCGTTGACCCCCACCGTCCCATACTGGCTGGTTGACCATTGCGGTATGACGACTGAGAGTCTCACTCGAGCACCAACAGGAATTGGGATAACACACTCAACAGGCTCCCATACTCCCAGAGAGTGACTGCCTGGCGTCCCTGTTCCATTGTCTATACTCCCGATAGCATCCCCCGGGAACGCAGCAGGGACCCCGTCTTGCCATGCTCCTGTTGCTGTCGGGAGCCTTTTTATCTGACTTATCTGGCTACGCCCAACCTCAAACCGGTGACGTGCAATCTCCACCGCGTTGAGAGCTCTGTCATCAGAATCTCCCAGGGGCGAATCCACATGAAGAACGATGGATACATCCTTGGTAAAATCATCCTCGGCATCTCCCGGTGGGTAGTTCTCGCTGGCAGCCAGGTTGGGCCACGCATAGCGTTGATTATACCCCGCACTCTTGGTCGGGGTCTCTCCCTCGGAGAGCATCATCAGATCCAATCTCCAAATTATGACTGGACGAGTGAACTGCCAAGACGACTCCCAGATCCAATGAGTCCCTGCCGTAGGAGATGCCACGGTCAACGCCTGGTTTTCATCATTCAGTATCCCAGGAACCGCATACCCCTTCACCCTCTGCCTGTTCTGCACAGTTGCATCTGCTGAACCCGCAGACATAAACGCTGTTGAATTTAATGACGGGAGAAACGGGAAGGGGTGCTGCTGGTTAAGCAGTACGGTTGAGTCCGCATAGTCGCTGAAGATCTGCGGGCAGTACCCTGCCGTGAAGTGCGACTCGACCAAGCGACTCTTCAGGTCACCCACCGGGATATCATTAAAATGCTTTACAATCTGGTCCATCGCCCGGTCCAGGCGGCTCCCATCGATCGTAAAGTTTGGACCGAATTGCTCGTCCGTTGTCCGTCTTGGTCCTCCGGTATACGCCATTAGAACGACCCCAAAGAAGTTCCGCCAAAGGCCGCCCCATACGTCCTATGACAACCAATGACGTAACCATCGGTTGCGACACCACTTACTAACCTGATGATATCCCCCGCTGCGCTCTCTGTTCCGGTGAACAGACACCCGATCAGGACAATGTTGGCCCCATCTTCCACCACAATGGTTTGTGTCGGGCCCGTCGCTTCACGCCTGAATGTGCAGCCTATTAGCCTTACAACCCCCGAATTAACCACCATCAGGTCTGCAGAGTTATCTGCCCCACCAATAAAGTCGGCCCCTACGATTTCTGCAGACTCGTGTATATTGACGGGACGCGTGAACCGAACACCTGGCGCAATGCCCCTTATCCTGGTGAAGGGCTTCTCGAGCTTGAATCCACCGTAATCTGCTGGTGCCAAGGCGAATGCATTGAACTTCAGCTTGGTCTCTTTGACCGGGTCCCCCACGTTCAAGATACCGAACGAAGAGAACAGTCCCCCCCACGTATTTAGGACATCAGCATTGTATTGGCCGACCTCATCAAGGTCGGGCTCCTGGACCAAGGAGCCAAGAGACGCTGACTGGTCAGGTGTCTGTTGGGTCATCAGCTCGTCCTCTTGCGCCGCAGAGGCCCAGTCTTGCCCTGTGGCCTCATCAGCAGGCGCAGTGAGTCAAAGACAAGCCTTACGCCAGTTTGCTGAGCGTGACCAAAGATCATAGACGAGATGGTGCTCCCCTTCAGGAACTCACTTGTGCGCTTTTCGAATACCTCTTCATCCCCAATCAATACGTTTCCTGTGGCCTTTACGGCAGGGTCGCCCCAGACCAACAACGCATGATTGAAGAGGTCATAGAGCATGGCTTGGTCACCAGCACTCAGGTTAGCTATCCGCGTCTGAATCGTAGACTGGTCAATCATTCTCTCGATGGCATCAAGCACAAACCTGTCGGTGGCATCCTCTGCCTTTCCTGCAAAGTCTACTATCTGCGACGAGTATTCTTTCAGGTCAGCGGCACTGAGGGTGTTTAATAGCCCGGTCGCCCAGGTTGGGAACAGTCCGAGGCCAGACTTCCCGGCACCATGGCTCAAGACACGTATCGCCAAGCCTCGGAACAGGACCCGGTCTCCACTGTCCAGTCCAACCGATGGGGTCTTGTATGCCCAATCAACGCACTGAGCTTTGCCCTGCGTTACGGCTATCGTCTCTGGCGAATCGTTCCATTCGCGCCACATCAGTCCCATCCCAAGACGTATGGAGCCGACAAGGTCGCCCTGCATCTGACCGATCGTGGCAACGCCTGTTGCTGACTCCCACCCAATGCCCGACGTCTCTGTCTCGGTCTTGCGGTGCATCGGGATCCACATAAGCAAGTTCGGCCTCATGGCGATGACATTGAGCCTCTCCTTGGCCACCGTTGCTCCCGTGTCCCAGGGTGTCCATGAGCCCACTGCTGGAGACAAAGGCACCGTTGTTGAATCAAAATAGACCTGTATTTTATCTCCGTCCCTACTGGTCACTGCTCCAGAGTAGCATGCAGCCCCAGCAGACGGCGCCGCAGAAAAAAGACCCGGATGATACCCGCATTCTGACGCCAACCTTTCAGAAGGCAGCACAATACGCAGCCCTGCACCAACCGAATTTGCAAATACAGGGCGCCAGTTGGTGTTATCAAACAGAACCCGGACACTATACTCCACGACACCATCATAAAGAGATGATGGGGGTATCATGTAGAGAGGAACCAGAAACGTGTTAGCCGTAGTGAATGCTGCCCCGCCGCCACCATCCAAAAACGTCGTCCCCTCTGGGACTGGCTGAGGCTTACCGAGCACAAATATTCCGTAACCGGCGACCCCGGCTGTTCCCGGGGATGGTATCGTGCCAGCCATATCATAATAGCCAGCCACCACTCGGCTGTCTTCATGACCATCATATCCAGCGGGGAACGCGGCACCCTTGGTTCTGTCTAACGCACCCCCCCTTCCATACTCGAGCACGTAAAAAGAACGCGAGGTGGTGCTCACCGGTGTGTCGTTTGTATCAGTGAAGGCCTCTACGTCAGGCCCACCAACCATGTACAGGTCATCGCCCTCGGCCAGCATCCAGGGGTTCTCGATGTTTCTCGTCACGCCAACGGTGTCTGTCCCACCGCTTTGGTACACCTGACTCTCAGTTGACCACATCGACCAACGCCCACTACCACCAACCAAAACCGCGTTCTGCTCTGGCATCGATAGTAAGATGGCTCTGTACCGTGCGCTAAACGTCAGCGAGGCCCTCTTTGGATTGAAGGACCACTGGCAAGCAGGCTGGTCTGTTGCGACATCAGTGTACCCACTATCTGTGTAGTAGTTGGTGAGAGGATTAAGGAGCGATGACCGGAACAGGGGCTCAACAAGATCGGTCAGCGTAGAGACCTTTAGCCCCTCGCCTGTGTGAATCCCATGACCATCGGCCCAGTAGACCTTATTGTTGACCTCGGTACACAGGGACGCACTTGAGCACCCGATGTCCTCGGCTACCTTCTCGAGCCGCCCCAGAGACTTCACAGCCCCATTGCTGGGCTGGTAGCGCCATGTCTCGTTTTCAGAGAATATCCACAGGGCTCCGAGCTGGTGAGCAACCGCTGTGAGCTCGGTCTCAGACGGTATGTTGAAGACGTTGCTCCCCACGATGTTACCAGGAAAGCCCGCATCGGTGATGTACACCGATCTGCCTGAGATATAGACAACATGGTTGCCCATGATTGTTGCATCGGATGCCGGTGGGAAGTCATCGCCACGTATGTATGGGAACTCGGCAGCGAAGGGGCCCTGACCCACCGTTATCGCAGTCACTATGGATGACTCCGAGTAATGGTTCATGGTGGCTTCATGAGGGATGATGGTGTCTAGCTGTACAGGCTTTCGCCGCTTCGGGAGCACAGCAGGCATGTAGACAAAGTTGCCTACCTTCCGCGCACCAAACAGGAGCATCCCCCGAAACTCTTGGAACCACCAATCGGTATCACTGTACTCTCGCCACGCACGGTAATCTCTCCCGCTCTGGCTCCCCGCCGTCTCTTTGTGTCCATGCCAGCTGGCTAGCGGTCTCCAGTTAAGGTCAGCCTGCCCGACCTTTATCTGCTGGACGACTGCGCTTTCACCCGTTGACCTGAACAGAACCTCTTCATGACGCGTATTGGTGGTCACGTCATAGATGATGACTGAGATGCACCGTATGAGGTTGGACTGTATCTCGGTACTTCCGTCATACGATAGGTTCTCAAAGATGCTGACTATCTGCTTGTGACCAAAGCTGGTGTTCAGGATGGTCGATCCAAGGTGCTGCTGGAGACCCCAGTCGGACGTAGCGCCCGTGATGGGTCTTGATAGATCGGTCGTGTACTGCGTTACCTGCCCAAACCCTTTACGCAACTCCCACCTGTCCTGCGTATACAGCAGGTTAAGGGCAAAGGCCCCCTGGTGCGGCTTTCTGGACTCAATGCCTGAGTCCATCCCCTCCAGTTCTTGGGTGGGTAGCGCCATCAGTTATAGCCAAACGAACTACCGACCATTTCCATCATGTTGTCATCTCCCTGGAAGTTCCGCAGGTAGTCCTCATACCTCTGCATGAGCCGAGCCTTCCTGACCTCTAGCGGTTGATTGAGCGCAGCATCCCGGATGGCGTAGTGCTCATAGGCAAAACACGGGACGAGAGAATGCCCCACCTCATAGGAGTCAACGGGGTCTGTCGCTTCGGTCCACGTAATCGCATTCTTGTACGAGTAGAACAGCCTCAAGGTCTTGCTGCTGATGTGGTCCAGCATCAACCTGGTTCCCTGAAGCGACCACTTGTACTCCTGGCCTGACCTCATCGACCGCAGGGCGCGTGTCCCCTTGTACGGAGCTCCTATCAGACGACCCGTCTCTACCTCAGTCAGCACAAACGCCTGCGTGAGTCTTGAGCCATCAAGCGTCGCCGCCTGCATGATACGATTAGGAGCGACTGACAGGTCCACCGTGTCAGAGCCGCCGAACGCTACATCAAAGTAGGTCATGTAGGCGTGAGGGAGGATCCGGGTCGTCTCGAGCCAGAAGTCGCTGTAGCCCATATTCAGATAAGCCGATATCCGAGCGTCACTCAGCACGCTTGCATCGGACTCGTCCATGTATTCCATGAAGAGTTCTCTGACGTCAGCAGGCGTCATGACATCGACCTCCCTCTACCTGTCTGCATGGCCTCAGCTTTCATCTGACCCCGTGACGCAGCCTCTCGGCCAACTCCCGGGCTCCCTCGATCTAACTGCTCAGAACTCAACGTCTGACTCTGCATGCCCACTCCACCCGGACCACCCGCATCAACGGGCGGCATCGCTGGGTTCATGGTCCTCATGCTGCTGACGCGAGGAGACACTCGACGATTGGCTTTGAGAGCAGCGTACTGCTCCTCAGCCATCCCAAACCCGATGACCTCGTAATAGACCTCGAGCAGCGCATCCTGCCTGTCGGGCGGGAGCTGGTAGAACTCGAAGTTACGCATCGTCTGTTCAAGCACTTCCTGGAACACCTGCAGGTTGTCTGTCGGGAAGATCTCAGCCTGGGCCCCTTGCTTGACCGCATCGATGACGAATTGAGCGTGGCTGTAGTCCTTGACCCGGTTTATCCAGTAGACGTTCTGCCCTGTCGCTATCTCTCTTTGAGCCTCTTCTGGGGTCAGGATGCCCATCTGGACCTTGGCGTAGATCTCCTCAGCCATCGCATCCTGCTCCTTCATGAACAGGGAACGACCCTTGATAACCACATCTGGGCTGTCTGAGATGTTGGACGAGGTCACCATCAGGTGAGTCCAAGCACCCTCTGAGTCGAGCATCGCGTGGAAGCGGTCTTCGTTGTAGAACACCTTCTGGAGCTTGAGCACCTGACACATGTGGTGAGCCAGGCTGTTCTCGATGGCGCTCATGGTTATCTGGAGTTGCTGGGTGTCTCGTGCAGCCAGCGCATTAATGGCCCGACCAGACTCAATGCCTGGCTGCCTTCGGCCTGTGCTCACGCCGTGAAAGCCTGCAACGTCATGCATCTTTGACTGCAGACGATGAGGAGCTTCCCGCACCCAGTCTGGTAGCTGAGGTGGTGTCAGGTAGCCTGGAGCTCCACCAGCGATGTGGTAGCCAATCTTCTCACCGAGCTGGTTGTTGAACGAGTCTGAGCGCACCCCAGAGCTATAGGGGATGAGGACTTTGGGTTTGCCCATCATCGCCAGGGCATTGATGATGAGGGACTCAAACTCGTTGTGCAGGTACTGAAGCTCGAGCAGCGGCTCCAGGTAGCTGAGCCCCCAGAGCCTCTCTTCGACATCAGTGTACTTGGTTATCTGAACCGGGAAATGCCGGGTAGGGGCGGGCCACTCACCCTTGAAGATGAAGTCGTTGCCTATGCTCACCGCCCACTTGTCATCTCGGAAGAACCACTCAAACACCTCTACGCGGTTCTTGGGCCTGTCAGCCGATGACTGCCCCAGGTAGGTGGAGTCAAAGGTATACGCGTTGGGCGCATTGGAGATGGCTTGGACAATCTTGCTCTTCTTCTTGCTGGCCTTCTTGGTATTATAGGCCTCTTCTAGAGACTCTCGAGAGACCACGCTGCGGAGCGCAATCCACTCGCAGTGCTCCATCCGGTCCAGGCCCGGCTCTGGAAAGATGTCATAGGCGTTCAGGCTACGTGAGTATATCTCATCTTCTTCCTCGTCATAGCCTGCGACGAGGGCTGCCGTGCCGAACGATACAACCTGCTGGATGTGGCGAGAGATGACCTCTCGCATACCAGCGACCTCCCAGTGATACCTGAGTGAGACCTCTGCGCCAGTTGCCTTCGCGAGGTCTTCGATAGAGGGACTTGTCGGTCGAACCCGTATCGTAGGATACGTTGCCTGGAGGGTAGAAAGCGCGGTGCGATACAAGTCCAGGAGCAGATTAACAGTGATGCGACGGTTGCCGCCGCTGGCCTGTCTTAGCTGGTCATCGACGCCAGTCCATGCACTGGAGCTCACATCGAAGTTCAGCCACTGGTAGCCGGCCAGGAACAGGCTGGACAGGTCCCACTTGCGCCGCTCTTGAGCACGGGCATCTCTAGCCCTCCCCATGAGGCGGGTTGGGTCAGAGGGGAAACCGTCCTTTGTTTTTCCTGAGTATGACGCCACGACTCAACCTCAGGAAAACATAGAGAAAATGTTACCGACAGCCCCGGCCACCTCTTCGGCGCCACCCTTCTTCTTCTTCTTCTTCTTCTCATCCGACCCAAACAACTTGTCTCCCAGGTCATAGACCGTGTCTGCAAACGGGATGACCTTAAACAGAGTCTCGTACCACTCATCATCTTCTTCTTCTACTGGCGGGGCATAAGCCTGGGCCTGTTGCTGAGGCTTGTTGGTTGAGTAACGCTCTGTAAGAGCCTGCCAGGGCATAAAGGGGCCACCTGCTCCATTCATCAGTATTCTCTCCCATGCATGCCGTGGTCGATGAAGGCGGACGGGGGCAAACCATCTAACCGCCCGTCCTGCGTCCTCAGGGAACTGGCTGTGCGTGCCTCTGTGACCTTGTACCAGAGCAGTCCTGTCCCCAGGATTACCGGCGGGATACAAAGCACACAGAGCACACCCAGGATGGATTCCAGCATTTTGGGGGCTCCCTTTAGACGGTAAGGGTCAATCCGCAAAGAACGCCGTTAGCGTTCGGGTGCTTGCAGATGAGTTGCATGTACCACGCGTAGTAGGCGTTGTAGGTATCGTGGGTTGCAATTCTCGACAGAACAGCACCGTCATCATCGGCCCACTTGCCCGGTGCCAGCTCGAGAATGCTCCAGCTACCCAGGTTGAGGAAGATGATGATCCCCTTGGGGACATGCTGAGCAGACTTGATGGGGATACCACCATAACGCAGCGTATCCACGTCAATACCAGCATCATTCCCAGTCGCCATCTTGCGAGTGAAGTTGCCCGGACTAGCACCCGCGATGTTGCCGATGAGCAGGTGAACGTAGGTCGCCTCCTGCATGTAGTTCATCAGCAAGCAATCAGGCGCCAACCGGCTACCCACCTCTTGACGGATGGTCGAGAGGACTTCCTGCAATCGCGACGCTGTCAGCGCAACCCGGTCACCGCCTGTCGTCGTTGCAGCCGTCAGGATGTTGCTCTTGAGCACCGGGTAGGTTGGAGAGGCTGTGTCATTACGAGCAGCGCCGCCAGATGCCGGGACCTCCCCCTGTCCACCCAAGTCAGGCAGAGACAGGTTGCCAAAGATTCCCGTGACCTCTGGCATCGCAGTCCCGGTAAAGAAGCCCGTCGCGATGGCACCAGTGAAGCCGAAGTCCGCTGGTGACCGGCCTAGCGCAGTTGGGCCTGCCACGTCATGCCCTTGCACCTCGTGGAGGACCACCGCAATACCAACACCCGTCGCAACATCTAAAGTAGTGAAATTATCACTGGCTGCCTCTGTCGCAAGCCGCAAGCCAATCGTAGAAGCAGCAGCATCGTATTGAGAGATGAAGATGTTGGAGAACGTGGGGCCGCCAATAATGGTCACCTCTTCATAGGTGTCCATCCGAATAAGTTTAACATGCACCCAGGTAGCACCCGTACCATCCACTGGCTGGACAGTAAGAGCCTGAAGACGAGTGAACTCGCCACTGTACTCCCAGTCCACAACATTGCTTGCAGCACCGTCAAGGGCAGCATCGCCGTTGCTGTTGCCATCTGTGGTGGTGTCATTGAGCTTGTGCTGGTTGAGATAACCGATGCACGTACCACCAGAGATGGTCATGCGGTCGGTGAAGTTCAGCACATCGTTGCGGCAGCCATCGAGTTCCAGGTCAGCCCAGGAGATGACCGCACCAACGCCGCGAGCTTCTGCTGAACGCATGGCAGCGCGGGTGACCTCGATGCGACCATAGATGCGCTTGTGTCGCACCTGAATCTTGGTGGTCTCTTGTGAGTTGGCGTCCGGCAGCTCGCCGGTATCGCTAACCCCTACACCAATGTTCCGGCCAGTCCGCAGAAACAGCACACACATGTTGCCGTTCCATTCAACGACTTCCTTCTCGAACAACTCGAGCACAAGGTAGTCGCGGTTAAGCTGGTCTTCCAGCTCAGAAAGATAGTAACGCTTAAGGATCCCTTCGAAGGTAGCGATCGTAGTAGTCGCCATGAGTCATAGCTCTCCTCCGACCTTATATGGGGTAACGCTCGACCTCCTCTTTGCGGCGACGTTGGTCACGATTGCGGAGCCAGTTGCTTATTGCTTTGATGCCTTTTCCTTTTGGGACGTCAGCACCCTCTGCTGGCTCTGGGCTGTTTACACCTGAACCTCCGGCAGGACGCAGCCTCGGAGCTATCTCCGGGCGCTTCGACTGCCGTTTACTGTGGCGTTCCAGTATCCGCTTTTCCTGAGCCTCGTACCACTCGATGGATTTCTTAGCTACCTCGTACAGGTCGGCTTTTGGATTAATTTGGATAGCTTGAACGAACACCGCCTCGGGATCCTCGAAGTAATCTTCAAGGTTTGGAAACGTCTCCAGCACCTCATCCACCTCTGCGTAGAACGTATTCTCTGCTGAGTTGGAGGCATTTGATTTAACGCTACGCTCGAGCTCCCCGATACGATCAAGGAGCTTCTGCGTTTGCGGGCTCGAGTCTTCCTCTCCGCTTTCGCCAAGCAGGTTCTCAAGCCAATCGTCGCTGGTGCTTTCCCGGGTTTGATTCGATGAGGACTCCAGTCGGCTCTCGAGAGAAGCCAATCGTTGCTGCAAAGCACCGACCGTACCTTCGCTCTCGGAGAGCTGGCTTTGCGCCGCTTGACGCTTGCGCCTTTCACCATGGAGTGCTGAGGCAGGGAAGCGACCGCGACGACGGCGCCTTCTCTGCGTAGACTTCCCACCCTTTTTCTCCTCGGGGCTATCAGAACCCTCGGCATCTTGGGTGGTCCCTTCATCTTCTCGTGATGTTGCCGAGGAAGACGTCTCTGCCCCGGCGTGACCGTCCGTTTCGTTTTCTGTGGCTAGTGCTGTTTCAGTCGCCCCCGAACTTTCGGCGGGAGGTGATCCCCCGTCGAGCCCAAGGTCCGTCATCATAGCTGACTTTTGTTCAGCGTTCAGAACACTCATTGCCTTTACCTCGTGCGGCTAGTTGCCGAGCCGGCCTATCTGGCCGAGCGCCTCGCTTGGCGAAGCGGCAGCGGGATTTTCACCCCTCTGATCTAGAAAACGACCTTTGTGGTCGGGTAGATACTTACACGTCTCTGCTTCCCATCGCAACCTCTCTTCAACTCCAGAGGGTGCCTCGGACCAGACGCGCTCTTGTTCTACCTGGAAAGTCTGGTCGATCCCCATCATGGCCAAAGCGGTTGCTATGATCATGTCATCCAGGCACCCAGGGGCAGCCTCGCCGCGCTGGTTGTCCCCGAAAACAAAGGTATTAACCTGAGACTTGGTCACCTTGCAGCGGGGTTCGTACATGCCTCGGTTGATGTACGCGCTGATGCGTTGGAGCATCAACCACCTACTGTCTTCACGCGTAGCAAACCCAAGCTGTTCCCGGTAACGGGACTCTGCCTTGCGGTTATCGTACTTAACCCTGCGATATATATAGGGATATCCCTCATCAACTAAGTGATTTAAAATCACAATACCGTTCGCGTTGATCTCAGGTACCACCATGGCTCCGTACTTGAGCCCCACCTCGAGGACCATCTTGGCGAAGTCTGAGGGCCTAATCTTCCCGTTGTACTTGTAGACATCACGCGGGTGTTTCTTGTCGGTGACGTCCAGCACCTTGATGGCTGAGTCTGTGCCGAACGGTGAGCCTGACGCGGTATCACAGCCGAGGACGTAGATGCGGTACTTCTTGGGCTCCTCAAAGGTCTCTGCCCCGCTCTCAGCCTTGATGAACTCGTAGTAGGGCTCAAAGAAGCGGTCGGAGGTCGCGATGAAGGCCATGTTCGCATTACATGGGCGCTCTTGACAGAATGATTTCCACGAGTTGCCGCACTTGGTCTCCAGCGTATGTTGTCCCCAGTAGACTTGTCTGCGCGTGAGCTTCTGTTTGATAGCGAGCTCATGGAGCTTGGGATGGATCTCCCTGGGCTTTTTAAAGCGCATAGCGGCTGGGTCATGCTGCCATCCGATAAACAGCTTCTCGAAGCCGTTCTGCTCCACCCACAGGTCGTAGATGCGGTTCCGTCCACGGGCTGTGGTCTCGAGCACGATGTCAGGGTTATCGGCTGCAGTGTTCAGCACTGCGTTCATGACCTCATCGAAGTGCGAGTACTTGGCTGCCTCGGTCAGGTGGATGTAGTTGAAGGTCGCAGACCGGGCCCCTTCAGCTCCTCGACCAGCGGTGATAGCGAGGATGTAGCCATCGTGCGCGAACTCCATCTCGTTCCGGTTATCGGTCGTAAGCGTGAACCACTTCACTCTCCGCATCCAGAGCGGTAAGTACTTGTAATAACGGCTATATATCCTGAAGACGTACCTTGTTGAGGTAGTGTCGAGCGAGGTCACGATAGCTTCATGCCCAAAGTTGAACATGACCTTCCAGAAGTAGAAGGCTGAGATGATGGTAGTCAGGCCCAGCTTCCGGCTTTTGACGATGAGTGTATTACGGTTCTTGGCTCTGGACTTGAGCCACATCACCTGAGCTGGCCACGGGTCGAGGTGAACCAGTCTCTTTGCCCTGTCTCTGATACGCAGGTAGTTGCGAGAGAAGTACAGGAACGACCTGGCGCACCGACGAAGCTCTCTGCGTTGCCATGGAGAGAGGTCTTTGAGGTCATCGACCCAGGAGACGTCTAGTGATTTAGCCTCGTCTTTGTTCACTTATAAAGCTCATCATCGTCTACATCAGCATCGTACTCGTCGACCTCCAGGTCCAGCACTTTCACATCTGGTGGTATCTCAGTGGGCACCCCTCCCCTGGTTACCTCTACAATCTTGGCTCTTCTCAGGGTGTTCTTCAGTTCCTGCTCTTCGGCCTGGAGCTCGGCTATCCTTTCTTTGATATGGGAGGAGATCTTACCATCGGTCCTGAACCGGCTGTCACCGACCTCCAAGAGCCACTTGGCAGCTCTCCAGTCGTCAGCTGCAGACTCGCGCACCTTTAGCACGAGGCCCATCAGAGAGGCAGCGTGGGCCCGCTGGCACCTATCCCAGAACAACAGGTACTCACAGTCCATATCTGTAGCATCGGCTGCCTTGAAGACTTCCATGAGCTGACGCTCGCTCAGCCCCACAGAGGCTGCCGAGGAGCCAAAGGGCATGCCGTTCTGCAGATTCCTTACTATGATCCCTCTTTCTTTCGGGTTCGGGAGTCTGGGCTTTTCTTCTTGCTGGATGCCTTTGTCTTTCTCCAGAGCCATTCGTTTATACTCCTGTCCGTCTTCTTGGCCATACGCTCTATGAGTCCCTTCCTCTCTAGCCTTATGAGTGTGTAGTGCAGTTGCACTCTTCCCAGGTATCCGAGGCCATACATCCTCATCCTGATTCTCAGGTCATCTCTTTCCATCCAATCTTCATTAAGTGCCCGGTAAGCTATTCTCTCGAGGCGTCCTTTGAGATAGACTGCAGTTCGTTCTTTTTTACTTTTGTTCTTATTGTGTTTGGGTGGTGGGGACTTCCCCGGTTCTTGTTCCTCATCACCCGTCTCCACTTTCTTAGAAGCCGGTAGTGCGCCGTAGACTCTCCGCACCTTTTCTTCCCCCCCGACCTCACCGCCCTGGCCTCTGCTGTCCTCCATAGTCTCTCTCCGGTCTGCCTGCAGATCTTACGAGCCTTCCTCAACTGCCGCGTTACATGGAACAGATAGGTCTCTATCGAATGATGAGGGTCCCACCTGTCCACCCCGTAGCGCCTCTCCCACCAGGGCCACAGCTGTGCAAAGCCTCGAGCCATGCACCGCCTGTACCCGTAGTTACAATCACCCAAGGCCCTGGGGTTAAATCGTGACTCTATACAGCCAGTGGCAAGGCTTATCCCCCGGAAATACTCAGGGACCGATGCCGTATCCTCCAGACGCAGGATAGAGAGCAGGAAGTAAGGGTCCACCCGCTTATAGGTGCAAGAGACCGCACGCTCCACTAACCCCCTCTCAAGGTCAGTAGGAGTCAGGCTGGCGAACGTGAGCAGCATCAGGGCCCCTATCATTGCCTATACCTCTCCTTGTCCTCGTCCGTAGCCTTCCTGACGATGTGAGAGGCAGGCACCACTACCATCTTCCCACCAGGACGCTGCACTCGAGCTCGGTTAGACCCCCCCGTGTACCGCACCCCCTCATAGACAACCAAAGCATGCTTGCTCGAGAACACACCCATGCGCTCCAGATAGAGCTCCCCCTCCTCCATATCTACAAGTCGCACACCATCACCTCTACCCTGGGCTCACCATCTCGCTCCGAGTAACGCTTGCTCGCTATCAATTCCACCACCTGAGCATCATCACCCCACAGACATGCACAACCATCCAATACACCCTTCACGTAGTTGTCCAAGTCAGGCCTCCTCGGGTTGGGTATCAATCCATCAGGGTCACTCTTCCTCATCAACCTCTTAGGCCTGGCTACCACCACCAACATCTCCACCCTCACAGCACCATCAAACATACCCCTTCTCGCTATCCCAGCACACTGAGCAACCAATCGCTCATAGTCCTTGGTAACCTTCGGAGTAAAGGCCCTTACATGACCCCCACGCATAGTTACGCGAGGTCTACCCTTGGCCTTAGGAGGTCCCGGAATGGAGAAATGGATTTTCAATTTTGGTGGACATCCAGGATATTGGTTAGCCGGGGGTTTTCTCATCCAAAAAACCGTAGGTACCCCCCCCTAAATTCACCAGAATACCCCCCTATGCCTTAAATATCAGTGAGTTATCACGAGAGCTGACGATATGGGGGTCTCATAATCGGCTGTGAATCAATGACCCATGGGGGCGATCCTAATCGTGCGACTCGCGCGTGAGTATCTATTAGGTTTGGTTTACTGAACTAGACTGATTGGCGTTCCGTTGTCCGTTTACCCGGCTACCAACCATCCTATCTATCCCGTGAAACATGTTCACCAGCATCCCCGATGCATGCTGTACGGATGATCTCCATGGTTTGGATAGTCTCTGAGAGTAGGGTGATACCCAGTGCATCGGCCGATTGATCGTCCAGGTCCCATACCCCAGACTTACAAGCTAGGTCGTATAGGTCGACGAGCACTGACCTACTGATGGCATGGCTAGGTCTGAGCGTGCATTCTTGGATAGGTCTCATGCTGTCGACGATAGGACCTAGCTTGCGAATCAGCATGCCTTGTAACGTTGATGCACGTTCACGCGTGGTTGTAATGCTCGTTTGATCGGCCTTGCTTGGGTCGATGGCCAGTAGAGCTAACCTTAGTTGTCCTACTGTCTCTAACAGAGCTGATTCTACAACTTGAGCTGGTGCAGATCCGATATACCTTAGCAATTCTGTAGGCTTGCTATCGATTGCACCGTCTATTGTCTCTTGTTCCTTATCGGTAACAGAGACCGGTAGATCGTGGTTTTGTTCAATAATATTGCCAGGTTTCACAGCAAGGTCACCGTGCTTGCATTATGAGCGTCTTAGTTGTGGCGTTAATTATCATGGATCGTGATTAAGATAAACCCCTAAAATTACAGGGGAAACATGTTTCATGCGCAAAGTAGGTAACTATCTTTAGGTGGTCTTACTTGTGGAACATGTTCCGTGCTGTCACTGTGTCTCATCTTCTCTCACTCACATTGGAGCCTAGGATCATGAGTCAACCCACAATCGATAGTCTCTGGACTACCGTCTACGCCATCTTCCACCGCTGTGGTCTAGAAGAGACCTTAGGCTGTGGTGACGAGCGCTGTGTCTTTGATGTTATCGCGCGGTGCGCCATCGATGACAACGACCCGGAGCCAGTGACCTATCTTACCGGCTACTTTCTTGATGGCGCCGACTACCCCGAATTGCACGCTAAAGCCCTTAAGCTTGCTAGTCTTGCCGATGCCCAGAGCGGCGAAGACCTAGGTGCTGCACTTAAGCTCTTGGCCGCACTCAATACCATCCTGACCGCTACGGGTGAGTTCACGCTTGATCGTGATTATGAGATCCAAGGTTTTGTGGATTGGTTCGGTCTCTTCGCATTGGACACTGAGACCGACTGTCACCCGACACTGATGGAAGCTGTTGATTATTGGTTGGAAGTCTCATGGGGTCACCCGGATCTTGATGGCGTGGGTCTTGAACTTAGGGACCGCGCCTATAATGAACTTGTAAAGCTCACGCGGTTACAGGCTAAGCGTATCACTCACCTCGAGTCCCTACTGTTATCGCAGCCACGATCGCCTTACCACCCACACGCCATAGTGTTTGCCAACCATGCCAAGGGTAAGGGTGGCACCAGTGTTTGAATTCATCTGCCTTGGAGCGATCGCTATTCTTATCGCGATAGACTTTATCAAAGAGATCCGATCCTAATCTCTCTCTCTCTCTCTCTCTCTCAGGAGCCTTATGATGTTCAACTTATACGATGCTATCCGTAGCAGTACCATCCACGAAGCCGCGACCATGCTAGCCGATTGCGCTAGCCTATCGCGCAAGCTGAAGAGCGGGTTACATGGCACAGCCGCGTGGTCTTGCCTGTCTTCTATTGAAAGTCTGCACCGTGACGTCTGCTCGGCCAACGATAGCAAGCTGAGCTCCGATGCTCTTGACCGCTGGTTTTGGTCGATTGTCGCTATCAGTATCTCAGATGTTGTCGAGGACGATCTGGCCCCATGGGAGATCGCCAATAGCAGGCTTGCAACGTGGATACACTCGCACGATGTTACGACCGAATCACAGTTGGGTGCTCTTATCATCGCTGCAGTGGACGCCTTAAAAGACGCTGTAACCGTGGCCGATGGCCGCGTCTATGATGATGACGATGATCTATGGTCCTATCATCCGTGCGATCTGCAGCGCTGGCGCGATTATGATTACAGCGTCTACCGTGACGATCGCGTCACTGAGAGCCTGTAATGGTAGCACCATGCGACTACCACGGCGCACCCTATCTGGAGTCCGTCAAGCGTACCCACGATCATGCTACGCTCGAATTGATCTCGTGGGATATGCACATAACCGCCCACAATCGTCTGCTAGGCTTGGCAGTGAGCCTTTACGACGGGTCCACCATGCCAGTCACTAGCAGTGACGGACTCTCGGCCGAATACGATGACACTGGGGTGCTCTGCTTTGTAGTTCCGATCTGTGAGCATATCGGCGCTGTCAACCATACTGACACCCCACGCGTTCGCCTAGATCGTACCCGCGACACGATCCACCGTATCGTGGAATGCGACACCCGATACCATTACGTTGACCCCTACTCTGGTGACACTGAGACCGCGTCCTACGAATTGCGGTTCAAGCGTTCAGACTCTGCCTTGTTCTACCGGTTCGACTCTCTCTTTACTTATAGGTCTGTAAAATGCCCAAATTAATCCACGTCAATACACTCCCCGCTTGCGATACTTGCGACGGTGTCGCGCGCTACGATGTCAAGTCCAAGCAAGGCCCATGGGGTTACTTTTGTGACCCATGTTTCAAAGTCCGCGGTATCGGTCTCGGCACTGGACTTGGCCAGGAATTAATAGCTGGAGCGCCGTATCCTAACGCCAAACCCGTGATCAAACCCACTACGAAACGGGAAATCCAGTACACGCTTGAAGATCTGCACGCTATGATCGATGAGTCCGTCCTAGACTCTACCCCATGCCCTCATTGTCACTGTACCCAACGCGTTGAACCTGATGCTTGCGACTATACGTGTCACGAGTGTGGCAACGGTACCGTCTCAAGTCCCCTAGTGGCCGCAGGATTGATCTAATGAAAGCGAAACACGAATACTGGACGTTTCAATTCGCCAATGATCCTAGTCCCATAACCATGGGACCGATTGACATTGGCAAGCCTGTTACCGAGCACCAGATCACAAGGTATATTCAAAAGAAGTATGAAATCACGTCACCCGTGACTGTATGGCCACACACACCTTGGTGGCTGGTCTAGTCCTTGTTTCCCTTGTCCCGTTAATGCTCCCGATTGCCTAGCAGTAGTCGGGGGCCTTTTATTTGGAGTATGAAACATGAGATTGAAAAACAGCTATAAGGTCTACGACGGTCCTAGCCTGCTAACAGGCGACAGGATAATCATGGTGGTAACTGGACTCACAGACCCAAGCAAAAACGCGAAGACCGGTCCCATGGCGCAGTGCTACATTATGCCCTATGCGGAACCGCCTCACGTTGCGATCAAGTCCGGGTTAGACTCTGCAGTCTGCGGCGATTGTCCTTTGCGACCTATCACGACCAAGCTCCGCAAGAATAGCGCGCTACGCGACGCGCTATCTAACGTGAAACCCTGCTATGTACAGACGTGGCGTGGTCCTTTGTCCACGTGGAAGGCTAACAAGGACAAACCTGTTACCGATCCGGGGTGGGTATTGTCGATCATGCGTCACCCATTGCGTGAAGGGGCATGGGGTGATCCAGCGTCAGTGCCTGCTAGTGTCTGGGATGCGCTACGGCCTGAGATCTGTAACAGCTACACTCACCAGTATCTAACCCACGATCTGCAGTCCCGTGCAATGGCCAGCACACACACGATCGAAGATCTCAGACGTGCGGAGATCCGCGGCTATCGGTCTTTCCGGGTCATTAGTAAGGCCGAATACAATCGGATCGGATCTGCAGCGTTAGACCCCACGGAGATCCTATGCCCCGCGTCCAAAGAAGCTGGTGCGCGTGTTCAGTGTGTTCAGTGCCTGCTTTGCAACGGTAAGACGGGACCGGACGATCGGCGCAAGAACATCGCCATTGTAGAGCATCCCTAACACCCGCAAGCTTAGCACCCGGAATAGCCTGGATCGCTTTACGCGGTCCGGGCTTTTCGTGTTTCCGGCCATGACACGTAAGCGCTACAGAATAGCGCCTAGAATCGATCGCGCGCGGTGTAGGGGTCCACCAGTATGGATTGACACTACAGCGCACGATCTAGTGGCATGCCAGCGCCATTAACGGGGCTGTGGACGCTATTGGTTCGCCTATAGATCCAAACCATGGCCGATATGGCCAGATCTGTATGAATGAGCCCTCATTCAGTCAATTTTGCAGATCTGACGCTCCAGGCCAGGCCCGCCAGGCCAACGGCTCCAGCGAGACAAGGCGAGACAAGGCGCCAGCAGCTCGCGC